CTTGCTAGAGATATGAATTGCGCATTAATAATTACTGCGCAAGAAAATGCAAATAGAATGAAAGAAAAACGTGAAGTTGTTCAACAGTCAGATACTGGTGGTTCGCTTGCTATTCAACAAAAGTGTGCTGTAACCATATTCATTACAGAAAAAAGATTGGCGACTGATGATGAGACCGAAGATGAAAACATCATGCAGCTTCAAATACCAAAGAATAGAATTACAGGTTCTGCATTTATGTATGATCCACCTTTGGTAAAATATGTAGACTACAAAAAAACATACGAAGATTATGATCCAGTTACAGATTCTTCTTATACATCATCTTCATCATTGTTAGACGAACTCTTAAGTGGAAAGGATTTTCATTAATGTCAAAATTATCAATAGAAGCAATTAAAGATTTTCAGATGTGTGAAAGACTTTTTGATTATAGATATAAGCAAGAAGTCCCAGAGAAAATATACGCACGAGATATTCACACTGAAAAATTTGAATCAACGATTAAAAGTATTATGTACTTTTTCTTCTTTAAGAAACAGGGTGGAATTATACCCTCGTATGCATCGTTGTTAAACCGATGGGAAAAAATGTGGTTTCCAAAAAATACAAACTCGTATGATATTGTAACTGAGCAGCACGAAACAGCTTATGGAAATACCGCTAGCTTAACATCTAAAGCTGCTGGTATATTGTTGGCGTTCCACGAAACATACGCAGAGTCGCCATACATACCTGTAGCAATAAGCGAAGAATATAATCTGCCAAAAAACAAACTAAATATAGAAGATACTTTTGATATTATCTTTTATAATAATAAACAATATTTGGTAACAAAATTTATCTTTAATTATAAGTTCAGTAATCGTGATTTGTATAGAACAGATTTCTGCACGATGTATCAGGCCTATAAGAATAGACACCCTGAGCGCATGGGCAATGTAAAGTTTGGTTTTATAGATCCACTTAGTCAGAGTCTTGCGTTTAATGAATTCCAAATAAGAAGCGAAGACATAGATTATTATAATTATTGGTGCGACAAAATAGAAAAGACAGAAGTTTATATTCCTAAAAGAGGTTTAATACCTTATTGCAAGAAGTGCCCATTTGACGAACCATGCTCCAACTGGAGTGAATGGAAGAAAGAAGGAAGTGTAAAATGAAGAAGAGCATATTAGACGATATCTTAATTGAAGAAAAGAACGCATCATTTCTTGGTGAAGAAAATAAAATTCTTGCACCCCTTCTTGATGAAATCAATTTGATAGTTGATGAGTCAATAAGATCTTTTGTTAGATCAATTCTTGTTAGAGGTGAATCTTTTTGGGAAATTCCCTCAAGCTTTTCTGGCAAGTACCATCCAGCAGATGAGCATGGTCATGGTGGCAACGTACTTCATACAAAAAGAGTAATTAGAATAGCCCATTACATGAGCGAGTCGTATGCTTTAACTCAAGAAGAAAAAGATATAGTTCTAGCTGCGTGTTTGTTACACGATCTATGTAAGGGCATCTACGATGCCGATGGAAACAAACTAAAGTATGATCCAATGCATCCATATACAGTTGGAAAGTTTATATCATACTGTCAGGAGAAAGATAAAAAATTTGCTAGTGAATCAGAATCATCTACTTTATTTTTATCTGAAGATATTGTTCAGTCTATACTTAGACTAGTTAGATGTCATTTGGGTCCTTGGTCGCCGGTACCAGAAACTTTTCCTATAACTTATTTAGATTATATTGTTCATCTATCTGATAATATAGCTTCTAAGCTTCACCTCATTATAGAAGACAGTGACTTAATTAATCCAAAATGGAGAAAAGATGGATCTGGAACAAAGAATTAAGAAGAGATTCTTTCTTATAAAGAATATAGAAAAGATAATAGAAGAGTCTGTATACTACAGAAACAATTCTAAAAATATAGACATATCAACAAGACAAATTATTTGCAACATTTCGGATTTAGAAAACAAAAAAAAGATCTTATGAAAATACCACAAGACAAAGACAAGTACCTTAGTTCTTGGCACCTAGTTGAAACAGCTAGACATGTTCCAGCTCTATCTAGAATCATAAGAGATAAAGAGGGAGACAATCCTAAATTTGTATCTATATTCGATATAGATAAATATAGAAAACAGCATAATAATAATGGCTTGTATACTTCTGTTTGGCATTTTAACTCAGAGGATCTTGCAAAAGCTGTCAGATTAGGTTCGTTATATTTTGACCTAGATAATGAAGATCCAGAAAAAGCATATGAAGAATGTAAGACGCTTCATTCGTATCTCAAGCAGTACATACCCAGCAACGCTTTGTTGGTTTATTTTACTGGAAAAAAAGGTTTCCATATTGAGTGTGAAGCTATTGCACTCGGTATAAATCCTTCTAATAGTCTTCCAAATATATTTAGATATATAGCTAATAAAATTAAAGACAAACTAAAAATAGAGTCTATAGATTTTAGCGTCTACGATCCAAGAAGAATGTGGAGACTAGCTGGAAGCATGCATCAAGAAACTAAATTGTATAAGAATTTAATACCAGAAGAAATACTTTATTCTGATCTTAATACAATTAGAGCATATTGTAGCGAACCAAAAGAAAACGTAGTTGCGGATCAAGAATTTAATCTTAAAGCAAATGAATGGTTCAGAGAGTTTACTTATGACATGGAGATGGATAAGCATAGCTCTCCAGATTTTCTAAGCCACTTTAACAAGTATGGTTCGGCAGCATTTAAGCAGCTGACACCGTTAGAAAAAGATTTTACTCCAGACCAATTACTAAAAGGCTGTAGTGCAATACGTAGATTAATTGAACAGGCTAAAGAAAAAAAATACCTAGAACACGAAGCTAGATTATTTCTGTGTTCAATCCTAACTTACAACGAAGATTCTATAAAGTTTTTATATAGTATACTTGCGATGTGTGAAGATTTTAACTACGAAAAATCTACTAGTCATATTAATGACTGGATTAAAAGAAGACAATTAGGCATCGGTGGTAGACCATACACTTGCGAAAGAGCAAACTCTGCTGGCGTAGGGTGTGGTGATTGTCACTTAGAAAAAAAGAAAAAATGGATAACTGTTGGCGATAAATATGTAGAAAGCGCAGAAGAGTTATCTCCATCGCCAATTAGATTCGCATACAAGACTAAAGGAGAAGATAAAAATGTCAAAACCAATTCAAGATCCAGATGATGTAATAGGAGTTTGCAGCGAGTGCAAATCAGATCAGCCTATGTCATACATGTACAATAGTCCATTTGCTCAAGGTGGCAAAGCTGTGCCATGTAAATATTGTGGCGGAGTAGTTGTAATAGTTTATCGAGAAGCTAGAGATGAATCCTTAAGAGACTCAGACAACAACAGAGGAATTAACTAAAAATACAATGAAGAATTGGACGAACCTACATAATCATACCGTGTTCTCTATGCTGGACGGACATGGTAGAGTAGAAGAATATTTAGAAAGAGCTAAGGCCCTTGGTATGACGGGGATAGCTACAACTGACCATGGAAATATTCACTCATGGTTAGACTTCTACGATGCAGGTAAGGCCGTAGGCGTTAAGCCAATATTGGGATCTGAATTTTATCAAGCTAGAAAAACAAGATTTGATAGAGATGAAGAAGAAAGATCCGGCCCATCAAAAAACGAATGGGAACAAAGAGGACCATACCATATAACTATATTGGCCAAGAATAATATTGGTTATCATAACATAATTAAAATGTCCTCTAGAGCTTTTACAGAAGGATATTACGTTAAGCCTAGATTGGATCATAATTTAATATCAGAGCACTCAGAGGGCGTAATAGTGCTGTCTGGGTGTCTGAACGGGGAAGTGTCACAAGCCCTGCTTAGAAACGATTACAACACGGCATTAAACCATGCTGCGACCATGCAGGCTATAGTCGGCAAAGAGAACTATTTTATTGAGGTTCAAAACCACGATTTAGAAGAACAGAAAAAAATAATACCAGATCTAATAAAGATAGCTAAGACTATTGGAGCCAGAGTAGTTCCTACTGGTGACTGCCACTACGTCCATCAGCACGATGCAAAAGCTCATGACATAATGTTGTGCGTTGCTACTAACTCAAATATTAATACTCCTGATAGATTTTCTTTTTCTGGAGATAAATTCTATCTTCAATCATACGATGACATGGCTTCAGTATTTTCTGATGAGTGGTTGAAAAATACTATGCATGTAAATGACATGGTTGATTTAAATTTGAACTTGGGCGAAATTCACTTCCCAGATTTTCCTATACCTACCAATGAAAATTCAACCGAATATTTTGAAAGATTGGCTTGGGATGGATTGAAAAAAAGATATGGTAATCCACTACCTCAAGATATAATCGATAGAGCTAATCATGAAATCAAAGTAGTAAAAGAAATGGGATTCTCCGAATACTTCTTAGTTGTTTCTGATTTAGTTAAGTGGGCAAAAGACAATAGTATTAGAGTTGGCTGGGGTAGAGGTTCTGCGGCGGGCAGTGTTCTGTCGTACGCTTTTGATATTACAAACTTAGATCCAATTAGATTTGGTTTAATGTTTGAAAGATTTTTGGTTGAAGGAAGAAAGTCAATGCCAGATATTGACTTAGACTTTGATGATAGACATAGAGATAAAGTTATAGAATATGCGAGAACTAAATATGGCGATGACAGAGTTGCTCACATATGTACATTTAACAGAACTGGAGCTAGACAGTCCTTGCGCGACGCAGCTAGAGCTTTAGGATATGATTTTATATCTGGAGATAAGATAGCTAAGCTTGTTCCGCCTCCTGTCTTGGGCATATCAAAGAGTTTGTCAGAGTGTATGGAAGTCAGTGAGTTTAAAACTGAATATAGTTTAAATAGTGATTCAAAATTAATTGTTGACACAGCTGTTGGATTGGAGGGTCTAGTTCGTCAAACGGGCATACACGCTGCTGGAGTTGTTATTTCCAAAGGCCCACTAACAGACTATCTGCCCGTAATGCAAAAGGGCGTGGATGCTCCATTAGTAACTCAATGGGACATGGGAAGAGTAGAGCAGTGTGGCCTGTTAAAGATTGACTTCTTAGGTTTAAGAAACCTTGGTGTTATAGATTCTTGTTTGAAGCTTATAGAAAAGAATAAACAAGAAATTATTGATATAGAATTTATTCCTTTAGATGATCCAAGAACTTATGAAGAATTGTGTAGAGGTAATTCTGCTGGAGTGTTCCAATTAGAATCATCTGGAATGAGACAGTTGATGGTTCAGATGCAACCACAAAACATAGAAGACATAATGGCTCTAATATCATTGTACAGACCAGGTCCTATGGGTTCTGGAATGGATAAATTATATATAGACAGAAAACATGGAAGATCAAAAATAGCATACGATCATCCTAAATTGGAAAAAGTACTAGGTCCATCGCTTGGCATCATGCTGTATCAAGAAGATGTTCTTGGTGTTTCTAGAGAATTGGCTGGCTTTACATCCGCTGAGGCTGATGACTTACGCAAGGCTATCGGCAAAAAACAGATGGATAAAATTTCTTTATTTAGAAAAAAGTTTGTTGATGGATGTATTAATACTTCAGATATATCTGAGGATAAAGCTAATAAAATTTATTCAGATATTGAATACTTTGGTGGCTATGGATTTAACAGAGCACATGCTGCAAGCTACGCCATGATTTCATACACTACAGCTTATTTGAAGGCTAACTATACCGTTGAGTACATGGCTGCTTTAATGAGTTCAGTAGTAGGCAATAAAGATAAGCAAGCGTTGTATCTATCAGATTGTAGAAAATTAAACGTAGAAGTTTTACCACCATCTGTTAACTACTCTGGAATAGATTTTGAAGTTGTTAATAAAGAATCAATAATTTTTGGTCTGTCAGCTATCGACGGCATTGGTGTGTCAATCGCTGATGCAATAGTTGAGTCAAGAGATTTAAATAGTCCTTATGTTTCTCTTCATGATTTCTATAGAAGATGTCATCCATCGGTTCTTAAAAAATCAACACTAGAAAACTTAGCTTTATCTGGCGCGTTAGATGAACTAGTTGGAGATCAAAATATAGAATTAAGTAGAAGAATAGAATTAGAAGTTCTTGAAAAAGAAAAAGAAAAGCTGGGCATCTACGTTACAAACCACCCGGTCTTGGGAATTTGGGATATATTAAAGAATCAAATCTCAAATGAGATCATTGATCTTAATGAACTTCCTGGAGGATCTGCAGTTAAGGTAGGTGGGATTATTGTTTCTAACAAAAAGATGACAACTAAAAAAGGTCAAAAGATGTATAAGTTAGAAATAGAAGATATAACTTCTAGCGTAGAAGTGATTATCTTCCCCAAGAACGCTAAAGATATAAGCGATGATTATTTTAATTCTGGAGATATATTTGTAATAAATGGTTTCTTGAATAAAGAAAGTGATGAAGAAAATTCTGTAACTAAATTATTCTACAACTCATCAGAAAAAGTCGACGCAAAGATATTCTCTGGCGGTAAACCTATAATGCTAGAGATTAGTAGTGAAGTATCTCAAACAACTGTAGAAAAAATATATGATTTGATTTCAAACAATAAGGGAAATAGACCAGTATTTTTAGAAATGATAGATAATAATCGTAAATTTGTATATAAATTTGATATACTAGCATCAGGAAAAGTTTTACCTTTAATTGAACAGATATTAGAATTGGAGATATAAAGTGGCTTTACCAGGAAGCTTTAAGAACCCATCGGAAAGACCATGTTGGACATACTGTGCGTCATGCAGCAGATGCGGGGACAAGGGTCGTTACACCGAATGCAATAAATGCAGTGGAAGATTTGATCCGCAGGGGATGATTGAAGTAAACAACAATGATTTCTGTGATTGTAAAAATGGTAATCTTCGTTGGACACCTAAGAATGGTGGAAGAAGTTTCATAGTTAAATTTAAAACAAATCCTTTTAAGGGACAAGTAAAGTATGAAAAGAAATCTGAAGACGAAAGAGATTGGGAATCTTACGTTAAAGATATGAGAGAAAAAATGAATGACCCAACATGGAATCCAATTACAATTATAGACGAGGATTAATATGACTAAAAAAGAAAACGGAAGAATGTTATTAAATAACATTACTTTGATTGAATATGGTACAGAAGAAGGAGAGAATCAATTCTTTCTCCAGTCTGGGATAGCTGGCTTTTATGCTTCCGGTGAAGAACTGCGTGACCTACACGCATTGTTGAGCTACTATTATAATATCGATGCCATACACGACACGATAATATCAACACCATAGGAGATAAAATGTCTTGGCCATATATTGAAGGCGATTTCATGGAGATAGGTAATACCGGTTGGGTTTCAGTCGGTGAAGGTAGATTTATAAATATAAATACTGGCCATTCTATAGATGAAAATGGAAAAGAGTACGACGAAGAAGGTGCTCTAATAGGTGAGTACGAACCCGAAGAGGAATAAGTGACAATACAATTAAAATCAATAGAAGATTTAGATCCGTTACAAAGATTAGCAATAACTGAATTTTCATATTCAAGAATAGATACTTATAACCAGTGCGCAACTAAGTACTTCTTCTCCTACATTAAGAAAGAACCTCGTTTGTTTGGCGAGGCAGCAACGCTTCGGAAATATAGTCCACGCGGTCTTAGAAAACGTAGTAGACAAAGATAAGCCTCTTGATTATGCAGACATGCATAAAGAGTACGAGGAAAATAAATTTAAGCTTGATCCAAACAATCAGATTTCTGATGAATTAATATCTGTTGGAAAAGTAATCATAGATGAATTTTATGATCAAAATCAAGATACAACATTTGATGTCTACGATAAAGAACACGCTTTTAATTTTGTGATTGGTAATCATTCTATAATAGGTTTTATAGATAGAATAGATGTAGTTGGTGATAGAGTTAATATTATCGATTACAAGACAGGCAAGTGGGAAGTAACCCAAAAGGGAATAGCAGATAATCTCCAGCTTGGCATATACGCACTTGCAGTGTCTAATATAATGCCTGATAAAGAAATATACGCAGAGCTTCATTACCTAAGATCTGGTAGAAGAAAAGGCCATCTTTATACCAAGGAAGATCTTGAGAATGTAAAGATTAAATTATTAT